GACGATGCAGAAAAGGCAGCAATCGAAACGCATGGTCTTTACAACATGTCAGATTTCCTTCCAAAGAAACCTGGTGAAGTTGAACTAAAGGTTATGAAAGAAATGTTTGAAGCTTCAGTCGATGGCGAAGCATACGACATGGATCGTTGGGGACAGTACTTTAAGCCAGCAGGTATGGCATCACGTACTGGTGATCCTAACAAACCTGCAACTCCTGCACCAGCGGCAGCACCTGCAACTCCAGCACCTGAGGCGGCTCCGGCAGCACCAGCGGCTGAACCAGTAGCAGAAGCGGCTCCTGCGGCAGCGCCAGCAAGTGAAGGCGATGGTTCTAACAGAGCGCAAGATATTCTTGCAATGATTAGAAGCAGAAACGCTAGTAACTAATATTGTAGTATGTGGAAGTTCCGGCAAAAATCTCCGTACGGTAACCAGCGAGATCTTCCACTCCTACATCTAACACATAGGAAAGGTAAAAATGGCAAAAGCATTTGACGTAAGTAAATTTAGAAAGACTATTACTAAGAGCATTGACGGTCTTGGTATTGGCTTTAATGATCCTACTGACTGGGTAAGCACAGGTAACTATGCATTAAATTATCTTGTTAGTGGAGACTTTAACAAAGGTGTTCCGTTAGGTAAGGTAACTGTATTTGCAGGTGAATCAGGTTCAGGTAAATCTTATTTTGCGGCAGCAAACATTGTTAGAGCAGCACAAGATCAAGGTATCTTTGTTGTTCTAATTGATTCAGAAAACGCATTAGACGAAGCATGGTTACAAGCACTTGACGTAAACACTTCAGATGAAAAACTACTAAAACTTAATATGTCTATGATTGACGATGTTGCTAAAACAGTATCAGAGTTTATGAAAGACTATAGAGATTTAGCAGAAGAAGACAGACCTAAAGTATTGTTTGTAGTTGATTCGTTGGGTATGTTACTAACACCAACAGATGTTGATCAGTTTGGTAAAGGTGATTTAAAAGGTGATATGGGTAGAAAACCTAAGGCACTAACAGCACTTGTACGTAACTGTGTTAATATGTTTGGTAGTTATAATGTAGGTATGGTATGTACTAACCACACTTATGCATCACAAGATATGTTTGATCCAGACGATAAGATCAGCGGTGGACAAGGATTTGTGTATGCAAGTAGTATTGTTGTTGCAATGAAAAAACTAAAACTAAAAGAAGATTTAGATGGCAATAAAACTACTACAGTAAATGGTATTAGAGCTGCATGTAAAGTTATGAAAACTAGATATGCTAAACCGTTTGAAAGTGTACAGGTTAAGATTCCATATGAAACAGGAATGGACCCATACAGTGGGTTGATTGATTTGTTCGAAGCTAAAGATATTCTTAAGAAATCAGGTAATAGACTTGAGTATACAAGTCCAGCAACTGGTGAAGTTATGCTAGAATATCGAAAAGCATGGACTGGAGATAAGTTACAGATAATTATGAATGATATCATAAATACACCTGTAGTAGATACTCCTGTCGATGATGAGGTCGAGGAAGTCTACGAAGAACAACCAACTGAATAATGGAGTAATAATCTATGCAATCTGATCTAATTGCTGACATTTGGAATGTAGTGTCAGAACACGTTCCTGAGAAGGAAAAACAAGATGTAGCGAAAGAATTCATCACTACATTGGTAGACCATGGAGTTTCAGAAGTTTCTATTAATGAACTTTTTGGTATTGACACATACTTGGATACTGCTATTGAGTATGTAACCGAAGACGATGACGCCGGAGATGATTACGATGAAGACATCGAAGACGCAATTTGGGATGATGAGGATTAAATGAACTGGTACGATAAAGTTTCTAAAGACATTTCACAGATACCTGCTGCCGTGCAGTATTATGAAAGTGAATTATTACAGGCTAAAAAAGAAACAAATGTTTCTGGCAGAATTGAAACAGCATCTGCTACAATGCCTGCAATTGTTGAAACTAGATTTGGACAGTTACAAGAGATCGAAGCAATACTCGAATATTTAAACATTGAACTTCGTCGTCTACGTAGTACGCACTTTAGAAAATATGTTGAAAATTATCAACGTCAATTAAGTTCTAGAGATGCAGAAAAATTCGTAGACGGCGAGTCTGATGTTGTAGACTTTGAAAAAATTATTAATGAATTCGCACTATTACGTAATAAATGGCTAGGTATTATCAAAGGACTAGACATTAAACAATGGCAAGTATCTAACATTGTTAAGCTCAGAACTGCTGGGCTTGATGACGCCGCCATATAACAATCCACATATAAACTGCGCATATAAATACTAGTATGAAACGCATCGTACTAGTAACAGGCGGGTTTGATCCCTTACACAGTGGGCATATAGCCTACTTCAAAGCAGCCAAAGAACTTGGTAACGAGTTATGGGTTGGTGTTAACAGTGATGACTGGTTAACAAACAAAAAAGGCAGGCCATTTATGCCTGTTGAAGAGCGAATTGCAATTATTAAAGAACTTGCTGTAGTAGACAATGTTATTACATTTGATGATGATGAGGAAGGATCGGCATGTGGTGCAATAGAAGTAGCACTTAAAACATCTGAAACAATGCATGACAGGATAGTGTTTGCTAATGGCGGAGATAGAGTACAAGGCAATTCACCTGAAGTAACAAAATTTTCTAACAACGAAAGAGTAGAATTTCAATTCGGTGTTGGTGGTGAAGATAAAAAGAACAGTTCAAGTTGGATTTTAGGAGAATGGAAAACACCTAAAACAAAACGCAAATGGGGTTGGTATAGAGTATTAGATCATCAACCTGAAAATAATTTTAAAATTAAAGAATTAGTAATCGAGCCAGGTGCTGCCCTTTCTGATCAAAGACATTTTAAAAGATCAGAACATTGGTATGTACTAAAAGGCAAGGTTAAAATGCAAACAGAGTGGAACGGCATCAACGACACTGTAGAACTTCAACCTCTGCAAAGAGGATATGATATCTCAGTAGGTACTTGGCACAAAGCAAGTAACCCCACAGATGAACTAACACACATACTAGAAGTTCAATACGGCGAAGCATGTGTTGAAGAGGATATCGAAAGACGTGACTAATTGGATTTTTGTAAGCAAGGGCAAAAAAGACCCTTATATAAATCGCTTTGCTCGAGGTTGCAATGCACCTGTTGAAGATTCAAACGACTTCGACTATGATGCATCAGAAGATCCAATTGTATTAAGAGGCATCTTAAAAAAGAAATGGATGCATAGATGTTGGGAAGATGGTAGAGATTTTTATTACATGGATACAGGTTACTTTGGAAATGAAGTAAGTCCTAGCAATCCTAATGGTTGGAAATTTTGGCATCGTATTGTAAAAAATAATCTACAACATAATAAACTAATTGATCGACCATCAGATAGATTTGAAGGCTTTCAGAAAAAATTTAGGCCGTGGAATAAGAAAGGTAGAAAAATTCTTATTGCTGCTCCAGACGAAAAGCCTATGAAATTTTATGATCTCGATTTAGAAGAGTGGTTAGCAAATACTGTTAACACACTTAAACAATATACTGATAGGCCAATAGAAATTAGGCAACGTAACAAGCAAAGAGTAGATAGAATGCTACACAACACGCTAGAAGAAGCACTAGACGACGATGTGTATGCACTTGTTACATTTAATAGTAATGCAGCAGTAGAAAGCATTTTTCATGGCATACCAGTATTCACACTAGCACCTGTAAGTGCAGCAAACCCAGTAGGACTACAAGACTTATCACTAATTGAAAAACCTTACTACCCTAGCAGTGATAAACTACATGCATGGGGTTGTCATTTAGCAGCAGGACAATTTCACGATAGTGAACTACGCACCGGAAAGGCAAGAGCGTATTTGGAGGAACAATGGACTTAAAAGTATTTGTGGGGTATGACACAAGAGAAGATATTGCATATCAAGTTTGTAGACACAGCATTTTAACAAGAAATCCTGATGTAATGGTAAAGCCATTGAAACAACAAGAGCTAAGAGATGAAGGCTGGTATACACGACCAATTGATAAACTAGCATCAACAGAATTTACGTTTACACGTTTTCTTATTCCAGAACTTACAAACTTTAATGGCTGGGCGTTATTTTGCGACAGCGATATTATTTTTTTAACAGACATAAAAGAATTATTTGATCAAGCAGACGACAAGTATGCAGTTATGTGTGTGCAACATGATTATACACCTAAAGAAGGTGTAAAGATGGACGGACAAAAACAAACTATATACCCACGTAAAAACTGGTCAAGTGTAATATTATATAACTGCGGACATCCTAGTAATAAAAAAATTACAATGGATCTTGTAAACGATCCTGATATTACAGGAGCATACTTACACAGATTTAGTTGGTTAGATGATAGTGAAATTGGCGAGCTAGGTAAAGAATGGAATTGGTTAGTTGACTGGTATGAAGAAACAGAAGACAGTAAACCAAAAGCAATTCATTATACAGAAGGCGGACCTTGGTTTGAAAATTATCGCAGATGCACTTACCATAAACAATGGAAAAGAGAGTTATTTGAGATGATGAAATTTAAGGTTAATCTTTAATGGACAAACTATCCCCTGAAGAGATATTGGTAGAAGGATCAGGCAACAAGTTAACAGTTGAGTCGTCTGAAACTGATAAACCAATGGTCATTAGAGGAGTAATTAAAAAACAACATGCTGATAATTGTGTAAGAGACAATAGAGATTATTGGTATATTGATACTGGATACTTCGGAAACTTTCCTAGTCCAGGTAATAAAAAAGGTGGAAAGAAATGGCATCGTATTGTTAAAAACGAAAATCAACTTTCTACTTTTAGGCCCAACATACCAAACGATAGATGGAACATGTTAGTTGAAGATGATCCAAGACTAATATGGAAAGGTTGGAAAGATTACGATAAAAAGATTTTGTTAGTAATGCCTAATCCTAAAGCATGTGTTTGGTATGACATTGATTACGATAAATGGGTTAAACAAACTACAAAGACTATTAAGAAATACTGCGACTTACCTATTGAAGTAAGAGTCAAAGGATCACGTACAGAACGTAACTTTGAATATTCAATATATGACGCATTTGAAACTGGTGTGTATGCAACTGTTGCAATGAACAGCATGGCTGCACTAGAATCAGTACTATATGGTGTACCTGCATTTGTAAGTGTTCCTTGTGCAGCATCACCGTTAGCCTCAACCGATCTGAGTCAGCTTAGTAATCCTTACAAACCTGAAACAGATAAAATATTACAGCACTGTCATAGTTTAGCCTATGGACAATTTACATTTGATGAAGTAGAACAGGGCCGTGCATATAAACTAGTGGAGAAATACTCTTAATGAAACTATTAATGAATGACAAAGAGATTGCAAACTATTTGTTATCGCTAGTACCTGTTCCACAAGAACTTTACAAGTTTAATATTCAAGACAGGTATACAGCAACATATATTCAAGACCATATTAGTAAAAGAGCTAAATGGAAAGATCCTAGACGTGAGCTTGATAAAGAAGAAAAGAAAAAGTTTAAAGATAAACTGTTTAAGGCTGTACGTAGAGATTTAGATGAGTGGGTAGACGTAGTTAATACCAACAAAGGTCACATACGTAATGCTTACTTTGATGCTATTCATAATAACATAGAATATTTTATTGATGCGTTCGGTATAGAAAATTTATTCGAAGCGTATAAAAAGTCTCGTTATAAAAACTTTGTAAAAGGTACAGGGCAATGGCTAGGAGATGGTAAAGATAATACTTACATTCGTAGAAAAGATTTTACAAGTTTACAAGAAGATTGTTTAATTAGAAACACTGTAGGTAACGAAGATTTACTTGTTGGAAAAATTGATAACAATTATCCTTTTTGGTTTATTGATAGTGGTTACACAAACTTCTTAGAACCTAATAAAGTATGGCATAGAATTGTTCGTAGTCATTTACACTACGGCAAATCATTTGATGCACCTGCAGACAGATTAAAAAACTTTCCTTCATTTCCTAAGCCTTGGAGAAAGGACGGAGAGATAATTTATGTTATTGAACCAGGACCGTTTGCTGCAAGTATTATGCATGTAGACCTAAAAACATGGAAGTATGATGTAGCAAAAGAGTTGCGCCAGTACACAGACAAACGTATTAGATTTA